CCATATCTTACTGTAAATCCAGCCTGTGTAGTTGTAACAGATGTTAAAACCACTGTAGTATTGGACCCAGCCGTTGTTCCGCTAGTATTTACAACTGATAACGTTACGATTGGTGGAAATTTAAAATTAGAGTAATCAATAGAATAAGATTTTTCTTGCCCTGCAGTTACTGTCTCATTATTTGCAATTGACTTATACCTTCCAATAAACTTTGTATCGGAAGTCTTTAAACTCTTTTTTTCTGCTCCAACTACGTCAACATCAGTATAATTATAGGTTGCATTAGAAACCTGTGTTGACAAAACATTTAAAGCATCTACTACTTGATATATGTATGTTACATCAAGGGGTTGCCCTCTTTCTGGTAATGGTATTCTTGCCATGTTATTCCTCCTATTTAATTATACCAAAGACACTGTGCCAGAGTCAAAGATATTTAGTGCTGCCTTAATTTCTTTTTTTGATGATACTATTTGAACTTTTACTCTAACACTTGAAGTTCCAGTTTTTAAAAATGCATATGAGTGTATTGTTGATGTCCCGTGATAAAAAAAGGCTCCTGAATCAAATTTAACAAAAACATCATATTCTGGATAAAGGTTTTCGTCCCCCCATACGGCCGTAATAACATTTTCTGCTTTTGATACTGCCCCACTTACAGACTCTAGGGTTTCTCCAGAAGAGTTATAGATTGGAGACCAATGAGAGTTTCTGTTTCTATCATCAGATATAAGCCTATACCTTAAATTATATTTTAATGTATCATGATCAATTGGCGGAAGCGATGACTTTAAAATACGTAATTTTTTTATATTTGTATCAACCATTACGTTACACCAATAGAAAATCTAAATTCAACATAATTGTTTGTATTAGGAGACTTAATAATTGTTGTAGCATCATCATTCTTAATAACAGAGTATCCAGTTAAACCATACAGTGGATTAACTGTTGCTATGTTTTCAAGTCTCAATGCATCTAAAGCAATGTAATAATCTGCTGTTGGTAAATAAGCACTACTTACGTCATCGCCAAATATAGAAACATAAATTTTTACTACATTGACTGCGTTCCATGTAAAGTTTTGGCTTTTGTATAATTCCTGTAGTTGTTTTGAAACAACAAAGTATCTGTTTGTTGCAAAGTCGTATCCATCAACACCATCCTCAATGTTAATTTCAAACCTAGCATATGTTGTTGGATTGTTGCTATCTGTTGCTGCAAAATCAATAAGGATTCTTATTGTGTCTGGACTTGTCGCAGAGCCTCCATCTCTATTTACAAGAGAAAATGCAAACCTTAACTCATCTATTGGAGAGTTTTGTGAAAAGTCAACATTTGGTGAAGTAAGGTGTATGTGATTTCCAGAATCAACAACAAGGTGGTCAACTCCTCCAGAGCCTCCGCCATCTAAACTTAAATCTGAATCATCTCCTTGCATCAAAATTGTATTATTTAAAAACCTTGCCCGTTCATATCTTTCAAGACGATCTGTGTTATAGAAAATAGAGTTGTCTGCATTTGTTTGAAATACGCCAGTTTCTGTTCCTGCTGCTGCAATTACATCATCATCGCCTGGATCATCCAGGGGAATAGAAACTACTGGAATTACTGTTGATGCAGAGGATGTGTGATACTCCCAGTTTTCTCCCTGAGTAAATGCAAAAACCGTTTTGCTATCTTGTGCACCAGCAGAGGGGTTAGATCCTGCAGAGTAAAGTCCTACCTCTGTTATTTCATATCTTTCTTCTGTTGGTAGTTCTGCGGTAAGTACAATTTTATCAATACCGTCTTCACTTACAAAACCTCTAGAAGATATTGGAACTCTAAACATTTCAAAATCTAAGTTTGTTTTTGTGGCAAAGTTATCTGCAACGTCTTCGGTTTGAAGCGGTGTTGGACCACAACCAACAGCCAAGTATGAGGCATAGGCTGGTGCTTGACCAAGCATATATTTTCCAATAATGCTTTTCCCAGTATTAGTTATCATGATGCAGTTTCTCCAAAGTTTGCTATATATATTGTACCATTCAACGATATTTCAACTTCAAATAATTCGTCCTTATTGATATTGACCCCTTCAATAATTAAATCTCCAGTAGACTCCTCAATATACACATTTGACCCATCTGGTCCATTTCCCACAAGGGGAACCTTTTCTTCAAACTTTATAGCAAAATTAGCAAAATACTTTTCAGAGGTAGCCTGTAGCCCAAGAATGTTGTTTGGGTTATATTTTTGTTGAATAAGCCCAAGGTTTTTAATTGGCGAATAGGATATCTGCTGTCCATTAATAATGTCGTTTCTGGCAATGTTTATTAATTCATGTCCCCCAATATCTTCAAAAATTAAATCAGCCATAATCTCAATAGACATTGAACTATTCTTAAATAATACTGTGTCTATTGGCGCAGTCTTTGTTGGACTTGCGGGTATTTTATTTGAAACAGATGTTGAGGACGGTGTTTGTGGGGTTGCTGATACCATTTTTATACCTCACTCAGATAAACTGTCATACTTGGTCCAGACTCTGACCTAGCATACTCTATATTATACACAACAAAACGAGACAACGCTGATGTAACTAATTCAAGTCCGCTAGAATCTTTATAATCTACAGTTACAATATCTCCAAGTTGTAAAGTTGGTATGCTAAATAAATCAATACCCATAGATCTTTTAGGAACCATAACTTTATTTATAATCCAATTCATCATTGCTTCTGCATCATCTTGTGTTTGTATGTATATGCTATCAATGCTAAATTCGTTTTTACCATAGGTTAATCTACTTAATCTAATTTCATCATACCTTGATTTTTCAACCAATGGCGAATAGGTTAATGTACTGCCTACTAATTCTGGGTCAGATAAATTGCCACGTTTTTTAAAAAACTCGTCTACAGTCAATTCGTGAGTTGTGTCTTGAGTAAATGTAACTCCCTGAATTCTTAAAAAATTTCCAGTTGTTTCATCTAGGTTTAACGCTTTATCTGTTGAGTTAAAGATTAAAAATTCAGCACCATAGGAATCTGCATAAAACCCTGACGTTGTATAACCTTTTATATTATTAAATGTTGGAGACAACTGTGCATAAAGTGCAGGATAAGCACGATCATACTTAATGTCAAAGTATGCACATTCACGCATAATAGAACCAAATTCCTCAAAATATATATTATAATTTGGTGGCTGTTGAGAACTTATGCCAGATAAATAAGTTGATTGAACAACACCGCTCATGGCATATTTTCTAAATGATTCGTTAACATCAATCTTAGAATTACCAAATGCATTAAATAAAGTTTCTCCTGCAACAAAAGATGTATCTTTGCTATAGTTTTTTGAAAGAGCGTAAATGTTTTCAAACATGCACTTAGATGATCCACGAACAAACAGGGCCACATTATTATATACTGGAAGCGGGTCATTGTCGTCTACTACTTTAATAAGTTGGTTATTTATGTATAAGTAAAACCTTCTTGTTTTTCCAAGATCCTCGTACTCTACTGATAAATCATATACCGTTGAATTTTCTTCACCCGCCATTCTTTGTTGTCCAGAAAACTTACCATCATCTACAAGTATTTTTGCTAAACCACCCCAGAGTTTGACTGGAATTGCATTGGTATTGCTAGAATCTTTTTTAATTTTATAAAACACAACATTATTAATTGATATTTTTGCTTCATTGTTTTTATCTAATTTTAAATAAGGAGTAATGTTATCTTCACTTAAGGCAATTATTTCAAAATAATATCCGTTGTTTGTTTCTGGATTTAACAAAACCGCAAGACCTCCAGAACCTCCGCCAATGTTAACTGGTTGATCTGGCTGGCTTCCGCTAACCTGATAATAAGCGTTGCTGCCAATTGATGTTTGCGTTGATGTAGGATTGTTTTGAATTTTACCTACAATACGCAATCTTGTTCCAAAATGTTTATATGCATTATCTAGGCTTTTATAAATATATGAAACAAAGTTTAGTGGAGTTTCTGTAGTTTTAAATGCTGGTCCGTTAAAGGACAAGGCAGATGACTGAATTGTTCCAGTCTGCGTTGCTTGCAAACTATTAATCTTTGTATCTGTTAAATTGCTTGTTGCCATAAAGTTTTTAATTATGCTATTTCTTGTTGACTGCCCTGCAATCGTATTGCTAACTCCTGCTGCACCAGTTGTCGTTGCTGGTAAAGTTACATCTACATCAAGTTGAGTTGTAAATAAATATTGCTTTTCCATGTTAACTCCACGCACATTGTTATTGTTTGTCCAATAAGTATTTATTCCAGCATAATGAGCAGTAATTGTTGTTCCAAATTGACCACGCCCGTGGTCTACAACTGCTCCATTTTGAAGTCTGGTTATTCCATTAACTGTTTCATAGTATGGGGTTGAGTATATTCTTATCAATCCCGTTGGATATATTTTTCCATTAAATGGAAGAGATGCAAAATATTTTTGATATTCCTGATTGCTGCTAATGAAAACATTTCCAATACCCGTTATGCTAAACTCTGCGGCATCATATCTAATAATCTCACCGTTAGAATATAGATATCCGTTATATCTTGTTAACCAATAAACGTTTTCTCCAAGATCAATTATGTTATTTATTACTACAT